ATACTAGCATTGCTAGGTATTGGAGCTAACATAACTGTGTCATTAGCACTTAAATCACCAGCAGCTAAAGCTATTGATCCTTGAGCAATCCTTTTCACACCATGTAATTGGTTTGCAGGATTTAACACTTGAGGAACAGCAACAAAGTTAGCTACTAGATCTGTATTTACGTTTGCCATATTTTTATTCTCCTATTGTTAGATTATTCGTCGCAAGCTATTTCTACAACTTTTTCTTCTTCCATTCTAGTTGCGCCAATGCTCATGCAGTAATAAACTTGAGTGCTGTAAGATTTATCAGCTCTCTCATCTATTCTTGCCATAACATCTTTACCGATAGCTAATTTAATAGCGTCAGCTGTAAAGGCATAACATAGTCTGTCGTCAGTGTTAGTTGCATCAAATGGTAATCTATTGCTAACAATAAATTTAAAACCTAAGAAAGAGTCTATTTGACCCTGAGCTAGAGCTTTAACTGTATTGAAATCACTAGATGTAACTTGAGTTGTTCCTAACAAATTAGCAATTTGTCTTGGACCACATACAAAGAATCTTTGTATAGATGGATCAACATCTGCTAAGTCTAGGATTTTTTTAGCATCCACGAGTTTAGTAATGCTCAAACCACCAGCCGTATCATTACCTTGTGATGCACTGTAAGGTTTTTGTCCAGAAGGAAGTGATACAGAAGTACCTCCAGTTTCGCCAGTAAAACTAGCTCCACCTAAAGCACTAATAATAACATCATCCATCGCTCTTCCCATAGCAGCAGCCGCAGCTTTTGCATAAGCAGAAGTTGGATCAATTAGCATTCTAACTTTGTCTTGGTTGTCTATTAGATCAGCCCACTCATAGTCTGCAAGACTTACTCGTCTACGACTGTGAGGAGTTTCTATTTGGGGTGTATCAGCGTGTCTAGAAGTTCTTAATTGAGCAGTAGTTTTTCCTACTTGATCAAAGAAAGCATTCTTCCCAACAATCGTTTCAACATCCGCAGCACTTCTCAACAATGAACCCATTTGCTGAGATAACATTTGTACGTTTGAACTGTACTGCTGTACAAAAGCAGTTGTTATTTGATTTGACATATTGTCATCTCCATTGGTTAAGTTTAATTAAAATAAACGAATGGATTTTCCACAACGTGGATCTATTCTAGAATTTTACATCTTCGTAGATGTTTGTCTTTTCCAAATGCCAATAGGGTCTAAAAGATTATCCTAATGATTTGCTCTATACATCAGTTAATTGCTGACGTAAAGCAAAAACTTCTTGTACAGCTTTATCGTGATTTGGATGTGATTTATTCCAATATGCAGATCCTGGCGCTTGTAATTTAGCTATTTCATTCTCTATTTCATTTGGAGTTAAATAGTTTGGACCAGCTTGTCCCACAAAACTATCTTCACCTACCATATCAGCTAATTGAGCAAATGCTTTAACAACTTGAGGATGATCACCTAATTTAGTGCCATTTTCTAAGTTCATATTTAAAACATCTTCACCAACATATTGTCTAGCAAGTTGAGATGCTTTAGTTATTTTTTGTTCAAAAGCTCTGCCATATTCTTTACGAAGTATTTGCTCACTTTCAACACGTGCTGTTTCAGCAGCTGCATCTAAACTTTGTAAGTTTTCTTGCATAATGTCATTATAAAATTTAACAACACCTTCTGCTTGTTGTGGTAATAAACCAAGTTTATGAGCTTGTTGTGAAAAAGTTTTTAGCGCATTTTCATCAATGGTTGTATCTTCGCCAATATTATATTTATATTCTTCGGCTGATTTGGGTCTGCCTAGTTTATCAAAAACTACATTCCAATCTTCCTCAGTTGCATGTTTATTAGGTAGTGGTATTTTTTCTACACCAACTAATTTTTGCGCATGAATATAACTTTTAGCTAAACTATTAATATCTTTAATAGGTGCTAAAGATTTATCTGCTCTGATATCTTCTGCTAAACTAGCTCTCCAATCTGCAGCAGCTTGTTCAACTACACTTGTAACATTATTATTTACTGGAGAAGTCGCTGGACTTCCAGATGGTTGAACTGCTTGTTCCACCACTCCCTGTTGATCACTCATTATTTCCTCCATTTTTTTTGTTGATCATTGATTTAATAAATAGATAGACAGATCTTTGTCCCTCTAAATATGCGCTCTCATAACTATCTCCTTTAACAAAAGTAGTTACGTTAGCATTACATCTTCGCTTTAGATCATCAAGAACTTTTTCTCCATTCTCAGATCCAAAACAAATCTTATAATCTGTTACTAAATTTTTTATATCTTTATTCACTTATCGCTTTTAATGCAGGAGCTGCTTTACCGGCTGCCGCAGCAGTTTGTAATTCTTGTTGCATCTGCATTTGTTGTTGTTGCATTTGTTCTCTTTGCAAGCGAATTTGTTGTACTTCGTTATCTGATTTCATAACTTTAGCAGGTATTCCTAAAATATCCTGTATATATTTTACTAAACCATTTACGTCTATGTGATCAAACACAGGAGCTATATTTTGTAAAGAACCAAATATTTCAACACCTCGCATGATTGAGGATAACTCTGAAGTCTTCTGAGCTTTAGCTAATGGTGATACGTATTCTATTTCAATATCTTGATTTCCTAAAAACTCAGGTGGTTGTGGAAATTTTTTATTTCTTAATAGAATATTAAAAGCTCTTGTAATTAATGGTTGTAATAATTCAGATTGTAGTCTGCCAAGCACAGGACCCAATAATCTCATTTTTTCTTCTGTTCTTTGCAATACTTCTGTTGCAGTCATTTGTGGACCAGAAGATGTCATAAGTTGATCAACGAAAAAATTTTCTCTAATTGCTTTACGTCTTTGCTCTTCCATATTTAAACCTAATGGATTATTAGCTCCAATATTCATTGGTTCAATTTTATCTCTAGTTCCAGCTCTGTAATAATTTAATCCTCCAGGTATGGTTCTTATTGGTAAAAGAAAACCATCATCAGGTACAAGCAGCGGAGGATCTATTTGTTTTTGTGCAGCTCTAATCGTAGTTTTAGACATTGTATTTAACATCTTAACATCTGCTAAAGCATTCATCGCAGGTGATCTTCCATAAATTTCATTAGATGCTTTTAAATATCTAGGTACAACATAAGGGAACTCTTCATAACCACCTTCTTTTAAAATAGCTCCACTATCTGGATCTACGTAAACTGAATAATAAGGTTTACCTTTATTTCCTTTTGCAATTTTAAATTCATCATTTGGCATTACTAAATGTAATATTGGAACTTCTTCGTATGGATATGATTTTGCTTTATCTTTTAAATTTTTAGGTACATTTTGTTCTCCAAATTTTAATAATACTGTTCTGGCTGGTAGATAAAATTTTCTAAGCAAACTATCTACCATGCCTCTTTCATCTTCGGTGATAAAAATTTCTGCAATATAAATAGTTCTAAATCTTAAATCATCATTAATATCTTCTTCAATCAACATTGCTGCTGTACCAAAAGAAATTAAATCGTGATATAACTCAAAAATTTCTTGTTGAAAATTTGATGATGAAAAAACTTTATACATAACATCTGTACAAGATTCTAACCATTCTTTTGCTTCATCATCTCTATCAAGATCTGTATTACGATATCTTAAATAAAAAAATGGTGATGCAATATTAGTTAGCATTCCATGTAATGATGCTGACAATAATTCTAAAGAATGAATAGCAGTGCCATCAAAAATTAATTCGTGTCTTTTGTCTCCCTTAGATCTTTTTTTTGTAATGTCTGCTTTTCTTGGCATCATGTAATCTGCAACTTCTTGCCAATGCTCTTCCCAAGTTTGACGTTGAGTATTCAAACTTTGGTATCTATCCAATACCAATTTTGCTTTTGGATTCATTGCCATATTATGCGCCTAATAAAGTTTTAGTTGAAAGAGTAGTCTGATCGCTTACACCAGATGGAGATGTAAGTATAGTCATAGATCTACCTCTTCTTTTTGCTTTAAGTAATCTTGATGTTTCTCCTTGCTCAACTTCTGCCTGAGTAGGTGATGATAAAGGTTGTGGTTTCGGAGCTTCAACTTGTGGTGCAGGTGTAGCAGGTTTAGATCCTCCTCCAAAAAGTGGTGCTATTATTTTTACTGGATTTGATCCTCCCATATTAACTTCCTAATAATGTTTTTTTAGATACTGATGCTTCGTCAGTAACTCCAGAAGATGAACTAAGTACAGTTGATGATCTTCCTTTTCTTTTTACTCTTAACAATCTTTTTGTTTCGCTTGCTTCTTTTTCTTCCGCTTGTTTTGTTTCTTCTTGTTTTGGTTCTTCTTTTTTAACTTCTTTTTTTATTCCTTGATCTTTTGCCATTCCTATCCAATTTGCTTTAGTAAATGCTCCTTTAGCTCCACCCATATTATTCTCCTAGCAAAGTTTTCTTCTGTAAAGTTTCTTCTTCTGTTAATCCTTCTGGACCAGTTAAGATTGTAGACGATCTACCTTTACGTTTACGTTTAATTTCAGCTTGTTCAGCAGCAACTTTTGCTTTTCTTTCTTCATCATCATAAGCAGGTGGCGGCGCTGGTGGTGGCGGAGGTGGCGGCGGCGCCGGAGCTTTAGGCATTAAAAATCCCATTATTATTCTCCTAAAAATTTTGTTAAGTTTTGTAACATGTTAAACCCATATTATATTATTTACTGTTCGTAAATACCTTATTTAGAAAAGATCTTATACTCAGAGTCGGTAGCTCTAGGCATAGATGTATTCTTAGTTAGTACATCATTCACTGATAATGCTAAATATCTAAAAGCATCGGCTGCATGCGAAGACCAGGCATGTACAGGTTTACTATGAAATATCTTCATCTTTTCATTATATTTCCTATGATAGTGTCTTAATGCATCAACTAAATGTTTACAATTATCCATGTCAATCCAGCATCTAGGTAAGATCATTTTAGCGGAATGGATCCCATCTTCTAGCGGAAGTTTCGGCAAAATTTTAAAATTAATACCTAACTGATAAGCAACATCTCTTCTAGTCTTGCCAGTGGAAAATTCAGTAACTTCTATGTCATGCGGTGCAAAGTGTGTTTTATAATAGTAATCTTTCTTGCTAACGATCTCACAATAATGCGGTAAACCTTCTTTGTTGTTTTCGTAATAATCTATTATATGAATTGCAGCGCCAACTTGTTGGTAAAATATTATTGCAGTAGAGTCTCCAATACCAATGTCCCATGCTGTGTTTACTGGGAACGCAGGGTTATAAGGAACTCTAGTTAATTGTTTTTTATCTTCTAAATCTTTTACAATAGATCCAAAAATAGATCCGGATATATTTGCTATCCAGGAGCATTCAAATTCTTGTTGATATTTTTCTTCACCCATCTGCTCTCTTGCAGCTTTTAATTCTTCTTGATCAACTATATTAGTTTTAGATGCAGGAGCTGTGTAAGCAAACCAATCATCATGGGTTAATGCATACTGATATAATTCATAAAACTGATTTGACATTCCGGCAGGGGTTCCAATAAATACACACCATCCTTTTCTATCGGATAAGCAGGGTCTAAGAACTTCATTCCAAAGTGTAGGATCTATTTGCGCCATCTCATCGCAACAAGCTCCATCTAAAAATATACCCCTAATGCTATCAGGTGTTTCAGAAGATAGCAGGGTTATTCTAGAACCATTGGGTAGATCACAACGTAATTCTGTTTCGTGAAATCTAACTCCAGGTATTACTCCTGCATATTGTTTTAAATAATCCCAAGCAATGTTTTTCGCCTGGCGGTAGGTTGGAGCGATATAGGCATATCTAGGATTCTTTTTTGTGTTTAGCATTGCCTCAATAAGCAGGTGATTAATTAACA